CTCATCAGTTGGGACGAAGCGTGAGAGAATAGAGGCGAGTTTCTCATGTTCCGAATTAACGGCCTTGACTACTGGATGATGGGAAGTTAAGTGTGACTCAAGAAGATTGGTTGATAAAAGGTCTTCAATGGTCATTGCAACTTTTGATTCGTTGATAACGTAATTCGATTTCTGGATACGAGCGGCTGTAAGGATTACATCGGATATTGAGAGAGATGTGTTTACCATTTGATCTACTCTCGTTAGGACGGAATTCACTTGAGAGTAGATATAGGCATTCTTAATATCGTCACGCGTTAGTGAGTAGTCACTGGCCCAATTCTCGCAAGAGAAGTGCTCACCCTCAGACGGTATGGGATTGACAATTCCTGAAACAACTGAAGGGACACCGTTTAGGTAACTGAGGTTGATAAAACCCTCTTTATTACCTAAGCCAGCAATGAAAGTCCAGAAATCGGACTGAGACACCATAAAATCACGCCGCCAGAGCTCATTCTGCAGCATCGGAAACAGAAGTGAATCCGTTACACATTGCGACAGAAGGGTCACTGGAAGGGAAGTGTACTCAAGACCGTTTATAAACAACCGTTTTGCTAGTTCAGCAGTAGAGAGAGAGTGATCGGAATGGATAAATGATTTCATGGGACTAAACTCGACCCCCAACTCCCCAATAAGTTTTATGTATTCATTATAAACATCCTTAGATGCTATGACAAGATCATCCCCGATAATAACGTATTGATTGAATACTGATTTATGACCTGCTCTAATTGCAGCCCACTGGACAACGAAGTGATGTGTTAAGGCAAACATTGCAAACGAAGATAAGATACCCATCGGCTGTCCAACAGCGTATCGAACCTCTGTACCATCTGGGCCTGTGAAAGCCCGATCAACCATGATTGACTTCCATAAGTCCGCGAATTCCGCCGAGCGGGACAGATAGCCGAGTACCTCCCGCTGTAGCCAAACGGGGAAACGGTCAGTTGCCGAAGTAAGGTCAACGGAGAACGTGGGAAGACCTTCCTTAGTAAAGGACTTTGCCAACATAGCAGCAGCTTCCTGGTTATATGTCCCGTCCATTGGTATCCGAGAGAGTACCTCTTTTAGGACTGATTGAAGCGGTTGAAGCAAAGCTTGAGTCCAGTAGTCTACCTGAGCAACAATCCGAGATTTCCCCGCCTTATCTGGGATAATCGTAAGTTTAGAGTGTAGTGGTTCGGAAAGATCTGGTTTAGAGAAAGGCGGGATCTTGGCGCACTCAGTTAGGCTAACGAACACATCTGACAAGCCTTGGACAGACGCGAATGAAGATATAATAGTAGATAAGGAAACGTCCCTCATAACCGCGAAGGCATCTACATGCGATGTCCAGAGTGCATGACCATTAGGGCCCTTGGAATTAGTTAAGTGATACGTGAACCGGCGCTGGAAGTCAAATAGCGAGCCTCTGAACATATCTCGTGTTACACCCAAGCGTGCAGAGATATCGCCAACAGGCATGGTCGGAACCTTAGTAACCGGTGAAGGTGTGACAATCGTGCTTGGATCGAAAGTCGGTGAACCTTTCAGAATCCGTCTACATGCAAAGAAAGATAATAAACATCGGATATACATTCTAAAGACTGGAGTACCCTCTAACGCCCTGATAGACTTCAGTATTCCCTCGAGTAAGTAAGGTTCGTATGTAACGGGATGGATGAACTTCGGTGGGAATGCCTTACCGGAAGGCTTAACGCCACGGACTACATCAACGACGTAAACATACAGTAGAGATGTAACATTGATGAATGCGGAACAGTCTGTTGAAATTAAGACTTCCAAGCGCTGGGACAGTTCTTCGAGTCTAGCAAGGTGTACTGGCGCCAATAGAGGCATAGAGATTTTAGCCCATAGCATAATGGTCTGGAAAGCCAGTAAAACGAGAGAAGTGATTCG